CGGGCAAAGGGCAACTCGGCTCCAAGGGAACTCGTGGCCAAAAGCGCCACAGCACCATTGAGCGCATGATCCCCTATGCGTACCGCGTTCAGCCCATAGTCTCGCACATCCCACCAGGGCGAACGCTCCATCTTATTATCTTGGTACGCGTTGGCGCCCGTACTGGACAAGTGCATCTTCACAAAGGGAATACTATAGGCAATGGCATAGTTGGCCACAGCCTTTTTCACCCCCTCGTATATCTCCGCTTTGCGTGGCATAACAAAGGAAACATCCGAGAGCTTCTCCCAGATTACCTCCCCAATAAGCGGACGTACCCGCTCATTAATGGCTGTATTTATGTACGGCCTAAGGATCTGTATATCCAAGTACTTGGACACATGGATATACGCCTTAATCTCTTCAATTCGTTCAAACATATTCTTTTTTTCTTACAAAAATAAAAGTCCTTCCCCGCTTGGGAAAGGACTTATCAAAATAAGCATGTATAACTAATTTACGATTACCTGCTGCCCGTTAGGGTTCTTGTCCAAGGTCGTAAGGTTAATATTTGGGAAATTTCCGTATAGGCTCTCGTCCCAGCCGTTCCAGTCTCTGATCCGCTCGAATATCTCCAAGGTACGCAAACGCTTGATCGGCATACGTGTGGAGAGGATCGTATAGGCCTCCCGCTTGTCCGAGCCGCTTCCGCTGAGGTTCTTCCCCCCTGGGATACCCGCCCCGAGCAAACAAGGATCTACCCCCATAGGGAAAAGTATCTCCGAGTTCCCCGCGCTGGCATCGGGCAGGAAGTTGCCGTCTTTGATCTTATCATCTATGGGCACCACTTCTATACCGCGTATGAGGTTCCCAGAGCTGTCACGAAAGAAAGGCGATAGAAAGGAGCGCCCCGCAGCCTTGTTACCACTCATGTGCTCATCTATCGCCTTAATGGTCTTCTGTCGCTCTTGCTCCTTCTGCACATCGCTCATCTCCTGCCATTCGCTGCGGCCAAACTTATGAGAGAAAAAGTCATCGGCCACATAAATAACAAATTTCAAGTTCAATTGGTTTTCAAACATGTACTTTTTGAAGGTAGGCACCGAGAGCACCACATCTACCCAACCATTGGCAAAGGAGCTATGCCATTTCACCTTCGGGTAATTCTTCTCCGTGGTAAGGGTACGCATCACTGGCACGATGAATTTATCCACCTTCTTTTCCTTGCAATACGCCTTAAGACTCTCCACCGAATGCATATCTGAGTAAAAGGGCACTTCCTCCGTTAGCTCCTCGTCCAAGGTACCACCCCACGAGGTATTGATATACACCTTATCCACATAGCCTTTTTCAGGAGGTACGCCCAACCTGCAATGAGCTGCCTGCTGCCGTTTTATGGATACGATCTTTTCCCTATTGGGCGAAAGCAAATACTCCACAAAGGCAATCCCGTAGGTCTCAAAGTCTTCCACGATCTCGGACATGGTAATATCCCAGCGACAAGCCTTAAAGAACTGGTTCAACTCAGGGAAAGAGTTACGTGCGCGTTCCTTGGTTACGATTCCTTCTTCTGTCTCCACGTCCTGATAAAGGCGGAATCCCAACCCATAATGAGCCGAGATCAGCACCTCCAACCCTCCTATGGCCGCTCCTGTCTTATTGAGCTTTTCGGTTAGCTGCTGCGGGTAAAGGTTATCATCCCCCCACACGGAGTACTTATCCGTATCGGATAAGTCTTTTTTAGCCTTGGGTGCAGTAAGCCCATGCTTATTATCAAAGAGCACAGCCGCCCCACTCTTAGAGAGTATATATAAGTCGTTATCTATTTTTTCCATACTAATAAATCACCTCTTTCCCATTAAAAGCCACTATAAACAGGATAATAATTTTCTTTATCGTCCCGTCAGCAAGTTTAATATTTCGAGTCTTGTTATCCCAGTGGTTGGGGTTTTTCTCAAAGTCTTTTTTACCCTTGGGCTGTTGCATTAGGGTAGCATTATGGTATATCAGGAGCTTTCCGCCAAACCTATTTTGCTTGTTATAGGTGCGTACTGCCAAGGAAAAGGGTATCGGCTTTTTCTCTGCGTCCAATTTTCGCATTTCTTCCAAAGCGTCCTTTAAAAATATCTTTTCTACCATGTTGCAAAGGTCAAAAAACTATCAGGATAAATAAAGGACACATTCCCCAGCGGGAAAAAACAGGGTGCTTTATCATTATTTTCCATTCACTGCTTTGTTTTTCAAAATGTTAAAAGTCTAAAAATCAATTTCATTTTCATCACGTGCAAAAAAAGCCCCCTGCCGCCTTAATTGTTTTTACAATTTGAATTTTAAAAATCGGAGTGAAATATGAATGAGCCATCTGCTTCCGCTTTTTTGTTAAAAAACAACCTCTTTTTTAATTAAGAAAAATTTAACTTATTGCAAGAGTAAAAAAATATTATTTTTCATTGCGCATTAAAAAATAATACGTATCTTTGCAATGTCAAAAAGAAAGAAGTATAACAAATAAAATTCAAACAAAATGAGAACTATTACAATCAAAGACATATATAATGATGTAAGCTACATTAACCCAAGTGTATCTACCATTAGTTCAATAGGTGATTATATAGAAGAGAGCAGCAGACAGGTAGCTCAATCAGTAAGAGATAGAATAACTAAGAGCTTACCTCAAGGTACATTAGCTCATAAGATCATCACTGAGAACTTAAAAGACTTCTTCTCTGATAAACAACTATGGGTAATCGCTTACGAATTGCAAAAAAATGAAGCGTATGTAACCAATCTTTCTAATGAGATAGAGAGAAGAGAGCAGGCAGCAGAGCGCAAGGCTCAAGCAAGTAAGGCTAAGTTATCAGCCAATAAAGAGGGTAGCCAAGAAGTGCTTGACTTTGTAAAGTCAAACAAGAAGCTGTTAAAAGACTATTATGCTTTTGTAAAATCAAACAAAAAGTACTCAAAAGAGTTTTATTCTAAGAAATTCACTTTTGAAAGCGCAAAAGAATTTATTAATAAATAGTATAACAATTAAAATTCAAGAATAATGAAATTAGATTTTTACAAAACAAAACGCTACACTTACATTGTAGCTGATAATGTTACTTTTCAAAAAAAAGAGCAAGGTTATCCACAAGTTAATGAAGTGGCTTTTGAAACTGTAGAGGCGCAAAACTTTACATCCCACCCGACATTCAGCATTGAGATAGATGGTGAAGTTACTACACAGAGCATAATTGAAGCCTATACTAAATATTGTGAGTTTTGCAAGAATGCTCACCAAGAGAAAAAAAAGCAGAACGAGCAAGCTAAACAAAGCCTTGAAGCCGATTTTCGTGCGCTCGAAAACGAAATTAAAGAGGGCAAAGTTTTTGATGTAACTATAGAAAATATTAGAAGAATATTATTGTATCTCAATTCCATGAATTGGGGGGTATGGCAACTCCCTAAGATGACATGTGGGTATAGTGCTCATCAGTACGATTGTGATGGGCATCAAGCATCTACAATAACACTTGACGAACCTATTGATTATTGTGGAGAAAAAGTCACTAAGTTCAAAGTCGGAGGGGGTAGATTACATTTGACAAAATATAAATTTGTTTAACCTCAAGCAAAAAAAAAAATTATGAATGTAGACGATATTTTTAATCAAAAATATGAGGTGGCTGATATGGTTATACCTAAGTTCTTATTAGCATGTAACCCTATCGTACCTAATATTGACCTTACCTATATATATTCCCCTCATTATATGAGCCTGATAATGGTAATTGAGGAGAACAGCGAGATTGTAAGGCTCAATGATACCTACAGAGCCATGCCCCAGCGGTTATATGTGTATGATATGTTGGAACAATTCAGGTTAGTTGTTGTCCAGAACAATGTAATAAGTATAGGCGGGATATATGGCCCTGTTATATCAGTAGAACAATTCATTGAAGAAGCGTGGCAGTGGTATAAGAATTATCTTGACTGGGAACTAAAACAAATGCAAGGATTATGACTACACAAGAAAAAGTATTATATATCATTGAACTATTAGAGTTATCAGATAGGCAGGTTTCCTCTGTCATTGGCAAAGCCATATCTACCGTGACCCATAAGAGAGCGCAGATAGGGCGCAATAAGTTCACAGACGAAGATTTGCAAAGGCTCAAGGATTATTACATTGAGACGCTTAATAAGATTAAATCAATTTAAAAACAAAAGCACACCTAATTAGGTGTGCTTTTCTCTTTAAACAGAACTTATAATATACGAATCGTGGCGATCGTTGTCCATCAGATATGCATATTTCCACCATACAAGGTAGTCGAAGCAGTCAGACAGGTGGGTAGCATGTTCCTGAGGAATGGAGGTAGAGCGCTCCGAGCTTTTGTCTTTCTCGAAGGAATCTTCTTTCTGCTTAAGCCCTGCATTCTCCATGGATACGATTAGGTTAGGGCAGTTATCCTCATTGATACGGACAAAAGGCAGTACTTTGTTGCTCTCCTCTAAGATCTCGTTAATCAGTCGAAACTTGAGGATATGGCTTGGATTGTTCGTGTTGGGTGTCTTGTTATACACCTGCCAGCCTGCTGTGCGGAGCATGTCCTCCACATCCTGCGCCAAAGTCGTCTTGCTGTTGGCTTCACTCTTAAAGCCTGAGCGATCGTGGTATAGATAGACCTTATTGCAGGTAGCCTTGTGTGGCTCGTAATAGTCTATGATCTTCTTAATAAGGTCTGAGAGCTTCTGTGGGTTCTTGACAAAGAAATCCTTAATGATACTCAGCGTATGGGTGAGCGTGCTCTCTTGGGCGACCACAGCACAGTTGATACGCCCTCCGAAGTCCAATGATATTTCCAAGGGGATACCCTTAATCAAGTCCGTGTCATACGTACAGCTTGGGGTATAGTTCTGGGTAAAGTCATCTAAGAGGTTCGTAGCATACTTGTACTTGTAGTAGTGCTTATCAGCCAATAGCTGCGGATAGAATCCGTCGGCCACCTTACGTGGGCGTATGTTCATGATCTCCGCATTGAAGAGCATATCCGATACCCGCTGTTCGTACATCTCTTGAATCCAATTAGGCTTGAGGTTCTCCTTATTGACCAAGGCGTTGGCTTTGATAAAACAATGTTCTTGTGGTTTTTGCAGTGCCAGCTTTTCCCGATTGGTGAACCATTCGCCCGTCTTGGTCAGCGCTACGGAGGAAGTAAATATCGTAGCGTTGAGCAGCGAAGCACGGTCAAACTCTACTTTCTTAGCTCGGTTCGTGGTCAGTACGTTGTTGAACAGGCGATCGTGTTCCAAGAGCGCTGCCTCGTCCCCTATGACCATATAGGAGTTCAGCCCGCGCCCTGAGTTGGGATCGTCCAAGGATACGAGCACAAGGATAAAGCCATTGGAGAAATGCACCACATTGCTCCACGAGTTGGGCGCTTGGAAAGGCATTCTATACCCTAAGCTCTTACCGCTTCTGCCTACTACATAATCCACCTCCTCGTATAGGCCGAACATCTCCAGCCCTTCCTTCGTAGAAGGGAAAGTACGGCTTTTGATCTGCACAAAAGTAGCCCCTACCAGTACCCCCGTTGCTCTGGGCATTTGGCGTACGGCTTCCTTGACAAACCACCCCAATATAGTCGATTTGCCTGTACCACGCCCCGCCTCGATACAAATATTCTTCACCCGTCCGTACCTATTGGCTTCCACGGCTGCCATCTGCATGGGGTTTAGGTAGATCTCTTTAACTGGTTTTATTAGCATTCTTCACTTTTCACTTTTTACTCTTCACTCTCTTCATAGTCTATCTCCTCAGCGGGGAGTTCGTTGAAGTCCACCACCCCTGTACCGATAGCCTCTCTAAGCATGCGCATCCCCTTGCGGCTCATCTTGATATGGTACTCATGAGCGGAAATCTTCTCAAAGTTAATTTCTTTCTCCTCCTTATCGAAGTTGAACAGCGACTTATACGAATCCAGCGCCTTACGCTCCTGCTCCAGATCGCCCTTCTTGAGAGCCTTTAGGTAGAGCTGCCAGTAGCACTCCGCTAAGATCATGCGCTCGGCCTGTACATCCACTTTGTCCAACTCCCCAAAGATCTGCATCGCCCAATTGTAATCCCTATAGGCAGTGGCTTGGCTCACCTTCATCTCCCGCATGTGTATCTGTATGGCTTGATACTTGGAATACTTATTAGTCATCCTAAGGGCGTGAATATGCCTAAGTCGCGCCTTGATCTCCTGCTCGGCAGGGGTAAGCTCTATGCTCTCATCAATATGCGAAGCTGAGATACGAGGGTAAGTACCCTCTTTGTCGAATTTCACTAACTCCATCTTATCATCATTTAGTTATTGGATGCTCTCTGGAACTCCACTACATAGCTGTGTAGGTTCCGTGTGTTATCATAGGATAGAGGCTTCTGAGAGATAGGAATCACCTTGACCCAATCCGTATCATTAGCCTTAATAAAGCACTGAGGGGACTTGATAAGCTCCCATAACAGCTCCACCTCCTCGGGGAATATCCACCCTGTGTTGAGCTTGAAAGTTCTCTTTTCCTTGACCAACGCCTTGAACTCTTCGTCCTTCTCGGCGTGCTGTGAGATGGTATTCTCATAATTGATGTGCAGTTCTTCCTCTCCAGAAAAAGAGAACCAATCAGGGCAAAGGTTTTGATTTTGGAAAAGCACCGTGATAGGCTCCTCATTAGGCTCAGGCTTAGGTTCCAAGGAAAGTGTGCTCTTCTTGATAATAGTATTCTTTCCGAAAAAGCGATTGGCATTTTTTCGATAGAAACAAAGATTGGCCACCCCGTAATCATCCACCAATCCAGAAGAATCAACACTATTAGAAGCAATTTTCCCAAGGTCATTTCTCTTAAAAGCCTTAGTAAGAGCACTTACCGAGATTAGTGAATGGGTATAGGTAGAGCGTAACCCTACATTAGTCAGGTAAGGGTAGGAGAGAGGTGTCCTACCAGGGAGGTATCGCAAGGAAGATAGCTTGTGAGTCTTGAACTCCTCCCCCTTGAAGTTTGTTTCCACGATAGTAACATTTACCTCAGTAGCTTTCATCACCTCCACAGGGAGCGCTGTGTTTTCGTTATTGATATATAGCCTTTTCAGATCAGGCAAGTTTTCGAAGAAATCCTGAATTTCTTCCCCAAGGTCGATCTTGGCCATGTTGTTAAAGAACACATATTCGTACTCCTGAGTGGTGGTCACCCTTCGGCCATATCCTGAGAAATTCATCACCACCTTAGCACGGGCAAATTCCGAATTTTCATTCGTCTGTGCTATTGTAATGATATCCTTATCCAAACAGAAGTATATATCCTTCTGCTCGAAATCCAGATTAGTCTTGATGGTGAGGTCTACCGTAACAATTTGTGTGGAGTCCCTATTGCTCTTGACCGTAATATATTCCTCCTGAAGCCCCAGAGGGAAAGTCTCAGCACTCTTGGAGCGGAACTTAACCAAAACAAAGGGTTCTCCATTGCGCTTCACCTCCACGATCTCCAAACCCGCCGAAGGGGTGATCGTATAGGTAAGCCTATTGGCATTGTTGATACGAAAAGAGCTCTCATACCTTTCCCTTTTCTCGCGATATAAAGTCGCTTCATAGTGTTTTTTGTCAAATGAAAAAGAAGTAAGGTCATTAATAACATTCAGCCTTATGGAGAATACCTTCTGAAAAAGCCAGTTATCCTCCTTGACGATCACCTGATCATGGCTAAAGTCGAAGCCCTGAACTACCCCTGTACGCTTGTAGTTCTCCGATAGAGAGAACTTAGCCCATGCCCACAGATCATCGTTATCTACTTCTACCTTGAAGAGTCCATCATTTTCAAAAGTATATAGCCTTTGCCAATGATCGGCGCCCTCACTATCATGCACTACCCCTCCGAACTTTTGGTGTAGAACCAAAAAACTATTGATATTACGGATAAAGTGAGCTACCTGAAATAGTTCTCCCGTCTCCGCCATCGGTTCGACAAAGAGTTCCCGAGTGGCATTGTTCAGGGTCATATTGACCACCGGTGGTGTATAGGTATCCTTAGAACCTCCCCCGCTGCCGCTTCCTCCTCCGAT